AGCGGAGGACAGATTCCTTACTGACGATGAGCAGAAGGAAATCGACAAGTACGAAAGCGAAATTCGTTCGTGGGACGAGTCCATCAACCGCGCAGAAAAGCTCCTCGCAATCGAACCCGAGGAAAGAAATGTGGAAACGCCCGAGGTGAAGTCCACGCCCACCAAGACCGATGAGAAGAGATTTACCTCTTTCGGTGAGCAGTTGCTTGCAGCATATCGTGCGGCAGCCCCCGGCGGTCACGTTGACGAAAGACTCTCGACCCGTGCGGCTATGGGTCTTAACGAAACTACGCCCTCCGACGGCGGTTTCCTTGTTCAGCAGGATTTCGTAACCGAACTGCTCAAGCGCACCTATGAAACGGGTATCCTTGCATCCAAGGTTAAGAAAATCCCTATCAGCACCAACGCGAACGGCCTTAAAATCAACGCTGTTGATGAAGAGTCCCGTGCAAACGGCTCTCGTTGGGGTGGCGTGCAGACCTATTGGGAGGGTGAGGCTGATGAGCTTACCGCTTCCAAGCCCAAGTTCAGACAGATGGAGCTTTCCCTTAAGAAACTCACGGGTCTTTGCTACGCAACCGATGAGCTTTTGCAGGATGCGGCAGCACTTGAGGCGGTTATTCGTCAGGCTTTTGCCGAGGAGTTCGGCTTTAAGATTGACGATGCCATCCTCTCGGGTACGGGTGAGGGCGAACCTCTCGGTATCCTCAACAGTGGTGCTGCGGTAACTGTGGCTGCGGAAAAAGACCAAACCGACATCATCACTGTCGAGAACCTTATCAAAATGTGGAACAGACTTTGGAGCCGTTCCCGTGGCAACGCCGTATGGTACATCAATCAGGAGCTTGAGCCTTATCTCTACACCCTCAAGGTTGGTGATAAGCCCGTATATATTCCTGCTGGTGGTCTTTCCGAAAAGCCTTACGGCACTCTCTTCGGCAGACCCGTTGTTCCCATCGAGCAGTGTTCGGCGGCTGGCGAGGTCGGTGATATTATCCTTGCCGACGTCGGTCAGTACCTCCTTATCGATAAAGGTGGCGTGAAGGCGGCATCGTCTATCCACGTTCGTTTCCTTTACGATGAGTCGGTATTCCGCTTTATTTACCGCGTGGATGGTAAGCCCATCTGGAACAAGCCTCTCGCACCTTACAAGGGTTCTGCAAGCGTTTCGCCTTTCGTAACCCTTGCAAAGAGAAATGCTTGACCTTAAAGAAACCAAGGATTTTTTACGTATAGATGGAGATGAGGAGGATGCGCTTGTATCCTCCTTAATCGTTACCGCAAAAGAACTTGTGGAAGAGGTTATGCGTAAAAAACTGACAGATTTCGACAAAATTCCCGAAACCGTATATCAAGCAATGCTGATTCTCGTAGGCACGCTTTACGAAGAGAGGCAGATAAGCAAGACCAAGGAGGGCGTAGACATTGCCACCACCCTTGACCTTGTTAGGCGGATGTTATTTGCGTATCGGAGGGAGAGGTTCTAATGACCATAGGCGAACTCAATCGGCGCATCACCCTTTTGAAATATAAAGTGGAGCGTGATGCGTATGGCGGAGAGGACGGCGAGTGGGTTGCCGTTTCCCGATTATGGGCAAAAATCGAGCCGAGCAGTGGTACGGAGTTTATGCAGGCGCAACAGGTGCAAGCCGAGCATACAACGAAAATCACGATTCGGTATAACCCTAAAATCGATGTTATGTGCCGACTTCAATATGCAGATAAGACCTACGAAATTATCGGTATCGGGGATTTGACCACCTCGCATAGGTGGACGATAATCACGGCAAAGGAGATGGTATCGGATGGGTTACAGCGCAAAGCAGAAAAAGGTGAAGGTGTCAGTGGAGGGTGCGGAGAGCCTTGCGAAGGATCTGAAGTCGATGGAGGATGCTGCATCGTCTGTTCTGATGGCGGGTGCTGAAGCTGGCGGACAAATCGCACTTGAAGATGCAAGGCGCAACTGTCCCGAGGATACGGGTGCGTTAAAAAAGAGCCTACGTCTTGAAAAGGACAAGGCAACGGCAACGAAAGCCACTGTCAAGGTCGATTACGATAAAAGCCTGAAATACGGCACTCACGTTGAGCTTGGCGCAAGAGGCAGACCCGCAAATCCATTTTTACGCAACGCCGTGGACAGAAATATAAACCAAATTAACGAAGAAATCGTGCGAGAAATCGCAAAGGCGGTGGGACGGAAACTATGAAAGATATTTGTCAGGCAGTATTTGAAAAGTTGCTATCCAACCCCAAAATCGTGGCGCTTGTCAAGGACAGAGTGTATCCAAGTGTACTTCCCGAAAATGCGCCCTTGCCGTCAATCGTATATAGCCCTATTATAAGCAATTACGATTCGGCGCTCCAAGGGGACACGGGGTTTGTAAGGCAGACGATACAGTTCGTGTGCCACGATAGGACTTTCAAAAAAGCAAGAGAACTTTCCCGATTGGTTAAGGCTACCTTTCAGGACTACTACGGAGATATGTGCGGTCTTCACATAGAGGCTGTATTTATCAAAGCGGACTACGATTACAACGGCAACACCTCCCTCAAATTCAATATGGAGGAGCATATGTCGAGCATCGAGTTCGAGTTTCATTTCAACGAAAAATAGGAGGATATTATTATGGCAGTTGCAGGTAAAAACGGCAAGGTTGTCATTGGCGAATCCGCAACCGAGAAAGTTGTGGGTATCAAGAACTGGTCGCTTGAGCTTTCCCTTGAAACGCTCGAAACCACGGCTCTTGGTGATGATTGGAAAAATTACATCACGGGTCTGAAAGAGTGGACGGCAAGCTCGGAGGGTGACTATAACGTCCCTACCGATACGGCGGGACAGGAGGCATTGCAGACCGCATTCCTTAACGGCTCTATCGTAAAGGTAAAAATGTATGTCGATGCCACGAATTATTACATGGGTGAGGCGTATATTTCGAGCCTTTCCATCGAAGACCCCGTGGACGATGTTGTGTCTATCAGCATTGAATTCACAGGCACGGGTGCGCTTGAATTCGTCAAGGGCGCATAAGGAGGCACGATATGAAAAACGGCGTAACAATCGAACTTGACAGACCCCGCACCCTTCGCTACGGCATCAACGCCCTTGCAAAGGTGGAGGATATCACGGGCAAATCCATTATGTCCCTCGACCTCAACAACGTGGGCATTAAAGACCTTCTTGCTATTATTTACGCAGGTCTTTACCACGAAGATAAGACCTTAACGCTTGAAGCTGTCGGTGATTTGATTGACGAGTATTCGGATATCAACACTGTGGCGGATAAAATCGGAAAGGCACTTACTCTCGCCTTCGGTAAAGCCAAGGCTAAATCGGGGGAATAAATGAGACCGCCTTTGACCTTTCCGAGTTTTGCGAGAAGGCGGTCATCCATTTCGGGATTGACCCGATTGCGGTGACAGAATATACGCCTTATGAGATTTACCTACTCGTAAAACAACGCAAAGAGGCGCAATACCAAGAGTTTGAAAATCTCCTCACGCTTGCATGGCATACCGAGGCGTTTGCGCGGCAGAAAAAACTGCCCAGCCTTGAAAAAGTGCTGAAAAACGTTCGTAAAAAGCCAAAAAAGAAAAACTCGGCAAGTGATGCGATTCTCAAAGCAATGGCTGCGGAAAAAGGCGTAATCATCAAATAGGAGGTGAGGATACTTGGCGGTAATCAGAAACTTGGTAGTTAAGATTGCAGCGGATATATCCTCGCTGTCAAAAGGACTACAAACCGCACAAAAACAAATCAAAAAAGTGGCTTCAAGCCTTACCAAAACGGGTGCAACGTTAACGGCAAGTATAACCGCACCCTTGATAGCGCTTGGAACGAGTGTCGTAAAGGTATCGCAGGACTTTGAGCAATCAATGGCAAACGCAGCCTCGGTTGCGGGCGCGACGGGTGAAGAACTCCAACAGATGACCGACCTTGCAAGAGAGATGGGCGCAAAGACCGTATTCTCGGCATCGGAGGCGGCGGATGCACTTTACTATATGGCATCGGCGGGTTATAAGGTTGACCAGATGGCTGACTCCATCGAGGCAACGCTGAACCTTGCATCGGCAACGCAGAGTGACCTTGCCTTTACGACCGACACTGTTATTTCGGCTCTAAACCAATTCGGCTTGGAGGCGAGTGAGGCACAGAGAGTAACCAACGTATATGCGGCGGCTATCGGTGCATCAATGGCATCTATGGATAAACTTGCAACCTCTATGGGCTATATCGGTCCCGTTGCAAACTCCCTCGGTTGGGAAATTGAAGAGGTTACGGGTGCGCTTTCCGTTCTTTATAACGCAGGCTATGACGGCTCTACGGCAGGTACGTCTCTTCGTCAAGCGCTCGTTTCGCTGATGAACCCAACGTCATCTGCGCTGAAGGTGTTTGAACAACTCGGCATCAGCCTTGAGCAACTCGACCCCACGACCAATGACCTCGCAAGCATTCTTGATACGCTTTCGGCGGCGGGAATGACAACGGCGCAGGCA